GATCTCGCTTCGAGCAATGCTGGCGAATCTCGAACGTGTCGCCTGCTTGTATCGGAGAAACCGTCTCGAAGCGCAGCGTGACGACGCCGGAGGTGTAGTCGTAGGCGTCGACCTCGATCATCTTGCCGGCGTTGTCGCCGGTGAGGAATCGCACCATGCCCGGCGCGAAGTAGTCCGCATCGAACCCGCTGCCGACGAGGTTCGTGGCGTCGATGAACTGGCGGAAGGTATCCGTGCCGACGCTCTCGACTTCGCCCGCCACCCAAAGGGTCGAGGCGTCGAAGCCGCAGGGGAACTCCTCCTCGACCACGCCGCCGCCAGTGCCGATGGGTTGCGATCCGAAGATCGCGCGGCACCGGAGCGAGGTCAGCTGGATCAGGTTCAGCTGCTTCAACAGCTGCGTGAGCGAACGCAGCTCCATGATCGTGAGGCCGCCGTTCTTCTGGCGAACCTCGCCCAGCGTGCCGCCGGCAACGACTTCGCTGCGGCCCGTGGTCAGGTCGTTGTAGTTGACACGCAGCGCGACGAAGCGCACGCCGTCGAGCGCGCCCGAGTCGATCTGCTGCTGCGTGATCCCTTCAATCTCGAAGGTCGCCACCGGCAACAGCGTCTGCGCCTCGGCGTTGTTCACGCCCAAGTCGTTGCCCGATTGCAGCGCCGACATTTCCACGCCCGTGCGCGCGTAGAAGGTGACCGGCCCCAACGGAACCGATGGCGTGAACACCACGTTTCGGTCGAGCGTGGTGAGGCCGCGATAGCTGTTGTCCGGCAGTGGGCCGATCAGCAGCAGGTCGGTTAGCGTCGTGGACGGCTGCGCCTTGTGCGTCAGCAGCGTCGCTTCGATGGTCTTCACTCGCCGAAGACCTCGACAATCTCAAACTCGCCGTCGTGCGCGTCCCATTCCGACTTCGTGAACGGAAGCCAATCAGAGTTGAAGCGCATGGGGATATCGAACTCGAAGTCAGCCGTCAGCGCGCCGCCAGCCCACGCAGACGAAGGTGTGAATAGGCCGGTGCCGGCGTCAATCGTTCCGGCCTTCGGCGTGCCATCGACGTACACCACCACGGTGCCATCCACCGGCTTGGTGATCGTGCGGCGATATGCGGAGCCGCCGAACAGGTCGTAATCGCGCACAAGTTGGATGGGGGCGCTTCCCGATGCAGGCGCAGTCCCAAGCGACTGCCCTTCCGCCTTCCAGTCCAGCCAATTCTTGAACCGGAAAGAGTCCGCCATCCCGCCGGCACGAAGGATCGCGCCGAGCATAAGGTCATGGTCGGATTGCCGGATGCGGGAATACGGCGCAGTCCCGCGCCATTTGAACGTGTCCCAATTCCGGTTCCGGCGTTCGTTCCCGTTTTTCAGCCCGACATTCCGGGTGTTGAATTGCGGGCCGATCTGGAATCCGTAGGCGACCTTATCCAGCAGTCGCGCGTCGATGAAGGCCATTAGCGGTTCCTCGCCATTGCCCGGCCTTGTGCGGCAGCGGTTGCCTGCGCGACTTGCGATGCGCTGTGATATTCGTAACTGCGCGGCACGTTCACTGTGATGTTCGTGACATTGCCGCCGCCCTTGCGCATGGCTTCAACGGCACCGACACCGCCAGCCGCAGCGATATCCGCCTGCGACCAAACCACTTCTCCCTTGTGGACGATGCCCGCCGGTTGCGTCATTGCGCCGGGGCCGGTGTAGCCGCCAGACGCATAACCGCCGCCCATCCACGATAGGAACGAACTGCCCCCGCTCGCAGCGCCAGCACCGCCGCCGCCACTGCCGAACAGCGCGCCGAGCAGGCCGGATAGCCATCCGCCGCCCTTCGTTCCTGCGCCATCGCTGCCAAGCGAGCCGAACAGTTGATCCATCCATTTGTTTGCGATGGCTTGCGTGATCTGCGCGGCCAATTCGTCGAAAAAGTCCTTCAGCGCGTCCTTTGCAGACTTCGCGCCGGTCACGAAATCGGTCAGCGCGTTGGCTGCGCCGCGCCGGAAATCGTCCATGAGGTCGATGGCCTGCTGGCGCGATTGCCCTTCCACCGTGTTCGCGCGGGCCTGCGCAAGCGCCGCCTGTGCCTCTTGGCTGCGAAGGTCGATGCCCTTTTGCAGCAGCGCATTCATGACCTCGCGCTCGGCGTTCGATTTTCCGATCAGCTCAAGGTCTAGCGCCTGGTTCTTCAGCGCCTGCCCGACCGGATCAAGCTGCGCCTTGATCGCTTCGGTTTCTTCCTCGTACCGCTTGGTCTCCGCCGCCTTCGCGTCTGCGATTTCCTGCGACGAACGTCCCGCCTGCTTGCCTACGTCGGTGATTTCCTGCAACGCTTCCTTGTGGCGTAGCTCGGCCTCTTGCAGCGGGCCAGCGAGGGTTGCGGCCATGCGGTCGAATTGCTGGTTCGCCTCTGCGGTCTTTGCAACAAGGTCGGCAAGCGCCTGCCGATCCTCTGCGCTGAAATCCGGCATCGCCTTGCGCGAACGCCCGCCGCCACTCTTGCCGCCGACCTTGTCGGTGCCCGTGTCTGGATCGCCGTTCGGATTGACGGACAGCGCGGGATCGCGTTCGCCCGTGCGCCAGATGATCGGATAGAGGGATTTGGTATTTGCGCCGCCGGTAACGTTCGTGAAATCGGCAACGGACGGCGCGTTTGGCAGCCCGAACCCGGACGCCATGCGCTTGCCGGCGAGGTCGGCGGCCTTCGTGTCCCCATGCAATAAGGCAGATAGCCGATCTTTTGCGCCCGCTAGGAAGTCAAGGCCGGTTCCATTGCGCGTGCCGTCGCCCTTCCCCTTCAGCCCAAGCGAGACTTCAAGTTGGTTGTTGAAGTCGATCAGCTTCTGGATGCCGACCACGGCCGCATTGGCGACACTGAAAATCCCGTTCACCAACTGCGCGAACGCCGCCTTCGTGTCCGGCGAATGCATCGTGTCGATCAAATCCTCAAGGGCCGCCTTCGTTCCCTTGATGCCAGCCCCGCCCGTGTCGCCTTCCAGCAGGTCGCCGAACGCTTCCTTCGCCGCGTCCAGTGCGCCGCCGAGGGTGTCCCGTGCAGCGCGTGCAGCGCCGCCCATTTCGGTCTCAAGCTCGCCGAGGATGATCTTCTGTGCGCTTGCGGCATCGCCGGTTTCCACCAGCTTCTTGACCAGCTTTTCCTGCGCATCGGTCAACTGCACGCCAACGCGACGAAGCGCGGTCACGCCCTGGATCGGATCGTTCAGCGCCTTGCCGACCAGCACCGCTGCCGAGTTCAGGTCAGTTCCCATCGCGGTGGCGAGGTTGAGTGTGGCTTCCAGCGCCTTCGGGAACGTCTCCCTGTGTATATTGGTGAAGGTCAGCAGCAGCGATTGCGCGGAACCGATGGCTTCGTCGCCGTATGTAGTGACGTTTTGCAGCCCCTTCGCCATGTTATTGAGGTCGCCCAGCGCCAGACCCGCAGCGCCGCCCGTGGACTTGATGCGGGCCGCAAGCTGCGCCTGTACCTTGTCCGCCTCGATGGTGTTGCTAATGACCGCGCCGAGGAACTTGCCGATCAGCACGCCACCGCCCAGCGCGGCGAAGGCCGTGCCAAGCGCGCCAACGCCGCTCTTCAGCTTGCCAATCGCGCCTTCGGTTTTCGCGCCCTGCTTTGCGAGGGAGTCAAGGTCGGAGGTTGCACGCTTCGCGCTGCTGGAATCGACCTTGATAACGAGTGAAGCGGTCTCGGTCATTGAGGATTCCGTATGAAGTCAAGGCGCACCAATGCCTCGCACTCCCACCCCGCCAATTGGCGATGCGTGAGCGCGGTCCAGTGCGAGAGTTCGGCGTAGGTGACTGGACTTCGGAGTTCGCCAAGCCACGCCAGCAGGTAAAGCAGGTCACTCGGGGGGTCGGGAATCTGAAGTTCCGGGGGCGATTGGCCCGTGGCCTTTTTGACCGCCTCCAGATGCGCCCGCAGGGGTTTCCCGTCCGCCTGCGGGACGCCTAGCTTTACTTCGGCTCGGGCGAACTCGTAGAGGCTGCCGAGCCGCTTCCGAAAAAAACCTCATCGTCCCCGGCGAAACTATTCACCCGCTCTGCGATCTGTGGCGCATTGCGGAGGAACGCGCGGACTTTCTCCGGCTCCAATTCGCCGAAAGACCAGTCCGCGATCAATGCGGCCAGCGCAACGATGCCCGCGTCCCTTGCGACCTGTTCCCGCTTGTCGTCCGGCACCATTGCCACCGCTTGCATGGCCGCAGACTTCGCGGCCCGGAACTCGTCCGACAGCCGCGACCGCACTTGCAGCCAATGTTCCGTCTGCTTTCCGTCCGGGGTCTGCAACGCCAGGCGTTGGCCTTCGTTCGCCTTGTCCAGCGTGTAGAACTGTTCCATCGCCGTCATTACGCGCTCCGGGTGATGGTCAGCGTGGTGGCGGCGCTTGAGTCATAGCCGGCGCTGAAGGTGTATTGCGGGATCAATGCGCCCGGCCCGGACACGCCCTTGCTGGCCTGCGTCAGCAGCACCTTCGGGAAGGTGAAGGTGCGGGTGTTCGTGCCATCGCTGAACTGCACTTCGAGGTCGGTTTCGGTCTCGTTGAGCTGCTTGCCGTAGAGCCGACCATCGGGCAGGTAGGCGGACAGCGTGCCGCCCACGGCCGCAATGCCGTTGCTTACGTCATAGGCCGCGCGCTGGAACAGCGCGAAGTTCGGGGCCATGCCGTTCGACAGGTTGAAATCGAACTGCGTCGCATAGCCAATGGTGCTTCCGTCCTCGGATAGCGAACCTTGCGAAGTCACCATGAAGTTGGAGGTGGACGCCGCCGCGAACGTGGCGTCTGCCGGAACTTGGTATGCCTCGGCAGCGGTGCCGATGACGCCGAAGGTGATCCCAACCGCCGCGTCGATGGGCGCGGTCACGGCCACGGTATTGACCCGGCAGCCGCGATAGATGAAATCCACCTTCGCCACGATGGTCACCGATTCGCCGGCCGCATCGTCCACCAGCGTGACCGCAGCACCGGCCGCATCGGTCACGGTCAGTTTCCCGGCCGCCGCCGTGGCGATCTTGAACACGCCGTTGTTGCCAGCATCGCCCGTGAATCCGGAGACAGTAATCAGGTCGCCGACCGCGAATCCTGCGGTCACGAAGCCCGAGCCGGAATCGTTGAAGCTGCTATCGGAAGCGGTCGCGGACAGGGTAGCCGCCGTGATCGTCGCGTTGTTGATATCCGAATGACGCTCAAGGATGCTGAAGCTGCGTTCGGTGCTGCCGACCTTCAGGACGTTGGTTGCCCACGTTCCCTGCATCGCCATTTCGAGGAAGTCGTCGAAACTGTCATCCGACAATTCGGCGACGATATCGCCCTGCGTCGAATAGGTGCCCTGCCGCGACAACGGGCGCTGGCGGTTTTGGTTGATTTCATTGGAATCGACCTGCGTCGTATTCCGGGCAAGCGTGGAAGTGTTGTAACGGATCGGCTTGAACTCAGGCGCGGTCGGATCAATCGCGCCGGACGCATCCTCGACGATGAAGTAATACTTGACGGCCGAGCCGTTTGCGGACTTGGACATTCTCAAATCTCCGGGCGAGTTGAACGAGCGGTGTAGGTGACGCTGGCGCTAACGCGGAGATAGCCGTCGATTTGTCGAATCGACGACACGTCGCAGTGACGCACCAGCACGTCCTGCCCGCTGTAGGTGAAATACTTGCCGGCCACGAAATAGGCGCGGAGTGCATCGGCATCGGTCAGCAGCGTTCCGGTTCCGGAGTTTTCGGAAACCGATACGTCGATTTGCAGCACGCCCGAATGTTCGTCCTGCCCGCCAACGCCGAGCGTGACAACATCGATCCCGGCGCGCAGGTTGAAGATGGCGGCCCACTTGCCAGACACGGGCGGCGTGAAATCCCGACCCTCGAATGCAATGCGGCCGGTGAATCCCGAGCCAAGCGCCGCCGTTGCCGCGCTTACCAGCGCAGCATTGATGTTTGTTTCGGACATTCGCTAGACCTTGTTCCCGGCGACCGCTTTGCGGACGATGGCGTCGATGCGCGCGAAACTCACGCGAACCATGCCTTCAGGCGCTTTCGTGTGGCTCCATCCGTCGTATTCGATCCGATGTGCATACGGCAGGTTGTTGGCGAGATAGGTCACGCTTCCCATGCCGCCGATCTGTGCGACCGCTTCCGCGAACGCCAGCGCGCCTGTCTTATCCGCGCGATCCGTCACGCCATTGGCAGGCGTTCCCACGCTTGTCTGCCAGTTGCCTTTCAGCCGCCCGGTATCGACCGGCGTGCGGAAGATGACTTCGCGGAACAGGGCGAGCGTGGTCGCGCGGATCGTCTTATCCGTCGCGGCGTTCGCCTTGAGCGTGATTTCCTTGAGTTCCGTTGCAAAGCTCATCGCCGGACGTGCGCCTTGTAAAGCAGCGCCACGCCGCCGGGGTTCACGATCTGCACGTCCAGAATCGCCCAAGTGTCGGAGCCGAGGATCATCGAATCCGACACCAGCGGTTCATTCGTGGCGATCAATGCCATGCGGTCGCCCGCCTGGACGTTTCCGCCAAGCTGTTCGGCATAGTCCTTCGCAATCCCCACCACGACCGCGCGCACGCTTGTGTCCGTCGTGGTGTCGCCAGTGGACGTGCCCGTGACCGGATCATAGGTGCCGCCCGATACGCGGCGGATGGTGGCGTCCTGCCCGAAATCGGCAATCAGTGACACCGCCACTGCGGCGAGCGGCGAGTAGTCAAAGGCCATTGGAACTCCAAAGAAAAATCCCGCCGGAGCGGACTTGTTTGCGCCTAGCTTGTTCTAGGTCTCGTGGCCTCTCGGATGATCGCGTACAGCAGCCAAATGGAGCCGCCAAACGCGAGCAATATTGGCACCAATGCCAAACTGCCGATGACGAAAACCCATACCAAGCCGACCAGCGCCACGATTGCAGAAATCAGAATGTTCGCCATATCGCCTCCGTTCGTTGACGGTGCGATCTTACGCCCGAATGGCAAACAGTCCACGGTTCAGCAGGTAGTCCGCGAATTGCGCCCGCGATTGCCGATCCGGTGCCGCCGGCAGGAGCCGCGCGGTGTTGTTGCTGGCGACCGCATATTCCACTTCGATCACGTCCACCTTCGTCCGCGTCACCGCGCCCTGTCGCTGGCCAACCGGATCGGTGTCATCTTGGTAAATCTCGCACGCAAGCGCCATCTGGCCGTACTGGATGCGCGCCGGGATCAGGTTCGACGGCAGCGTTTCGCAGTCCACCACGACGCACTCGCGCGGCCATGCGAGGCTTTGCGTGGCCTCCGCGCGGCTGCCCTTCCATTTCTCGGCATTCATCTGCAACGCCGCCCGGCGCAATAGCGCCTCTTTCTCAGCGTCTGTCGCCGGCATGGTGAAGCCGTAATTGCTGGCGTAGGCGGTCAGGTCGGCAGCGGATGCATAACTATCGGCGCCCGCAACCCCGGTGCCGTCCTCAATCGTCAATGCCATCGGTCTAGGTTCCTCGTGACAAAATCCGCCGCCAGCCCGCTACGCATTTCCGCTAGCGTCCATTGCCCGTATGCCAACCGGGCGCACAATGTTCGCCTGGCCGCCATGGATGGCAGCCTTGGGCCGGACAGCGTACCCCAGCACGCCCGGTCGGGCATGGTCGCCATCGCGGGCACGCCGGCCAGGATCGCATCCAATCCCGCCGTGCTGCACAAGGTATAGACCACGCTGGAATCGGCCAGCACCGCGTCTAGAGGCCCGTCCGCGCGTTCGGCATCCACCGCCAAGCTGGGACTGTCCGGATGCGCCCTGAAGCGCGCACCGTGCGCGTCACACAGCCATTGCGCCCAATTGGCCATTTCAACCGCGCCCAGCCCGTGCGACGGGTCGCCGATATGCTGTCCAAGCACCAGCGGAACATTGCCCTTCCCCTTCGGCTTGACCGCGATCCCCAGCGAGTCGAACCGATCCGAAGGGCACTCGAAGCTGGGCGGACGATTCAACCCGCCGACGCCTACCTGCCAATGCCCTGTTTCCCACGTCGCCATCCCGCTTGTCCGTGCGAGGTAGCCGTAATCCATGACGATGACCGGAACGCCGATCCTTTCGTAATCCTCAAGGATGACGCGGCCCTTGCCGCGCATCCCCGTGATGACCACCGCCCCGAACGATTCCGTTTGTCCGGGGCAGTGATCCGATGCCGAACGCCTTACCGCACGATGACCGCACGCCTCAAGGCCGGCAGAAAACGCGCCGGCCTCAAGGTTGTAATCGCCCGCATAGACGCCGACCTTCATCCTTCTTAGCTCGACACCACCAGGATGCCGGCGTAGTCCTTGTAGGACGAAGCCGCAGCATCCCAATTGGTGCCCGTGCCAACGGCCGCATCCAGCGGGTTCGCGCCGCCGCTGCCGGTATCCCACTTGAAGCCCTTGACGCCGAGGTTGTAGGCCGATTCGCCCTGCAAGCGGACGATCAGGTTTTCCAACCCCGTGACGATCTGGGCTTCCATCGTGGACTGCTCGGAGTCCTCCACGACGATGGCATTCGGCACAAGACCGAGGGTGTGATACTTCGTCACCGCAGCGGTGCCGGTGCCCGTGGTCACGACCAGCGCATCGGAGTCGGTCACGATGACCGGACGGTTCAGGGTCAGCGGGTTCGCACCCTGCACCGCAGCGCCGGCCACGATATCGCCATTGGCCGAGGTGCCGATCTGGTGCTTCATCAGGTCGAAATAGACCTTCGAGTGCATGACCCACGCGCCGATGTTGTTCGCCGCGTCGCCGAACTTGGCGAGGCCGGACACCAGGTCAACCGTGGTGATCGTCGAAGCCGCGTCGAACTGCGTGGTGTTGGCCGTGTCCAGCGCAGCGCGGCAAGCGCGCAGGCCGGTATTCAGCATTTCCACTTCCATCGCCTTGGCGATCTGCGTGCCGATCAGGAAGGACAGCGCATCCTCGCCGGCCTCCATCTGCACCTTGCGGAATGAATCCAACGTCTGGCCGACCGGGCCGATCTTGCGGTTCAGCTTGACCGAGATGATCTCGTCCATCGCAACGGCGAGGTCGGTGGCGGTCGAAACCGAAGTGGTGTCGCGGCGAGTCACCAGCGAGGAAATCGTCTTGATGAACGATTCCTTCGCGTAATCGCCTCGACGCGATACGGTGCCGAGGCGAATCGCGCCGCCAGCAGCGTTGAAGAAGGCCGAAGCCTGCGTAAGACGCTCGACGATGCCGCCGCGCATCTCGTCCTGGTAAATCTTGAAATCCGAAGCCTTGCCGGTTGCCATTTCTATGTGTCCTCTGGGTTAGTTAGGCGGATGCCAATTTCTTGTTCCACGCTTCAAGTCCGTTTTCGCGGATATACAGGGCTTTCTCCCCGTCACTCCACTCGCTGACTTTCTTCGCGCTCGCGGCACCGCCGCCCTTGCCCCCGGAAGCCCCGCCGCCGGTTGCCATGCTTGCGACGATCAACGGTGCGAACCGCGCGTCGCCTGCAATTTCCTTTGCCAAGTCATCCACCGATGCGGCGGACGGCTTGCCATCCGCGCCGAGGACGCGCACGACGGGCTTGCCGTCCTGCGTTTCCAGCGCGAGCCGATTCTTGATGTGCGGCAACAGCACATCGGCGCTGCCGGGAATCGCCAGCTTCGCGGACAATTCGGTTGCCGTGCTGTTCACCGTCAGGTCGCGCACGACGTTGCCAAGCCCGTCACGTTCGGCGATCAATTCCGCCTCTCGCTTCGCCAGCTTGTCCTGCCACGACTTTTCCAGCGCGGCCACGTCGCCACTCTTGCGCGCCGCTTCCTCAAGCGCGACCTTCGCCGCTTCCGCTTCCTCGCGGGCCTTCCGCTGCGCGTCCTTTTTCTCAGTCAGCAATTCGTCATTCTTGGCCTTCAGCGCGTCAATGCCCTTCATGGCTTCCGCCAATTGCGCACTCAGCGCCTCGACCTGCTGTTCGGGGGTCTTTTCGTCACTCATCGGTTGCCCTCTGGGCTGTTTGCGCCACTGGCGCGATACGGTCAAATCCCCGCGCGATTGAACGCGAGGGGTTCTAGCTTTTTCATCTCTGCCAGCGTCAGCGGCTGGAAATTGCGATCCAGTTGCAACGCGGCGAAGCGTTCGGCGCTCAATCCACCATCGCGGAACAGCTTCGCGCGCACCGGCCCAAGCGCCTCGTCCTGAAAGGATGCGGGCTGCGACTTCAGCCACTGGAAATAGGTCAACGTGGCGGGAACCGGGCCATCTTTCGACGACCGCATCTCCCCTTTTGTCAGGAACGCGAACTCATCCGCCAGCACCGGCACGCGGGCGCTACGGCAATTGATATGGATCGGCGGACGCGGCCCCTTGTCCAGATCGAACACGCGGCCATCCAGCGCCATGCACTGATCCGACGTGCGGCTATCCAGCACCGAACTCCACTGCTCGCCCTTCACGATGTCCGCGTTGGCCTTGTATGTCTCCAGCCGTGCGGTATCGCCTACATGCTGGACAGCCGTTCGGACAATCGACTCTGCGTGCCGCTTCGTAATCGCCAGCGCGCCGTCTGTGTAGTTCATCGCCTTTGTGCCACGTACTGCCGTCACGATCTGCGCCGTAGTCTGCCCCTGGGCAACACCAACACGAACCGCGCCCACCAATGCCTCACGGTCAGATGCCGCCCAAGCGTCCACAAACGCTAGCAGGCGCTTACCGTTCGCGCCCTTCGCCTGTAGCGGCGCAGCGAACGCGGCAGCCTGTAGCTGGCCTGCCGTTGGCACGTTGGGCCTAAACCCTGCCTCCGCTAGCGCCTTGCCCGCAAACTCGCCCTCATAGCCTGCCAAATCCGCCAAGTCGGCCTGCAACTGGCCCCTGTACCGCAGCAGGATCGCCGTAATAATCGCGTCAATCTCGGCAAGCATCCGTTCTGCTCGTGCGCGCTCAACTGCGCCGACGCCTTCGCGGGTCAACACCTCGCGCAGCCTGCGGTCGATATCCCGAAGGAACGCATCGAACTTGCGAACCTCGCCCGACTTCAGGCGCTCAAGAAAGACCGCGTGGCGGGTTGATGACTCAGCAAGACTAGGCATCATGCGGCCAGAAGGTGAAGGATTGCAGCCAATTCATCATCAGCCAGCTCCAGTCGCGCAGGCTTGGCTGCGCTTGGAACCTCGCGCAGTGCAACCGACAGTCGCGGGTAGCACATCCCCGATGATGTCCATGCTGCACGCACCTCTACAGCGGTCGCAGCAGCCAGCGTGGGGCGCATGACTGCCAATCTGGCGGGCGCAGGCATAACCCCCATGCTGACCGATGCAGATAGCACTCCAGACGCGCCGCTGCGCCCTGTAGCGATTACGGACAACTCAACCGCTCTAGCTATTGATAGCCGCCCAAAAAGCAGTCCACTAGCGCCAATCCGCGCTGACATGGATCGCGGCACATAAGGGCGAATTATTGGCGCGGCGTGCCAAACCGCCCCGCCGCCTGCTGCCTCCGCCACCTTGTCGCCGCCAGAAAGGTCGGCCCGCAACATGCCACCAGCCACAACCACGCCAGCCATGTTGGTGATGCCGCCTGAATTACCCTCCCCTAGCCAGTCGCCTACCCATTCACCGCCCCACGCCCGCATGGCTCAGTCTCCGTCTAGCGTGGTTATCGTGCGCGCCCCGCCCGTGATTGTTCCGGCCAATCGGTCTTTTGTCCCGTCCTGGGACTTAAACGCAGGGCTTGTATCCAGACCCGTAGCGTTGCCGCCCACATAGGCCAGCAGCAACCGCATAACCTGCTTCAATGTGAGTGCACCCTCAACGCGTGCCTCCAATACAGCGCCCGTCACGTCATCCTGAGTTAGCAACCCAATCCGAATGGTGGATAGCAGCCGCGCCCTAGCCTTTGGAAGCGCGCCCACCACAAGCCCTGCCGACTGAATGATCGCCGGACTGTTGCGCAGGCGCGTTGCCTTCGCCTTCACTGTTGCGCCAACACCGGGAATGAACTCCCCAAGTTTCGCCGTGGCTTGAATATCAGCCATCACAGCCGGCGCTGAAGGAACTAGCGCGGCCACGGCAGCCGGCCCGTAATAGGTCAGCGTGGTGTACGGCAGCAGCATTAGGTCAGGTCGTCAACGGTGAAAACAAACATATAGGCGAAGCTGCCGATGGTCGTTGATGTAATGTTCTTCACCGTCACGCCTTCACCTTCTCGCAATCGGACTTCCTGAACCTCCGAGCCTTCCGGGAGCCAGTTGATACCCGCCTGCAACTGCACGGACGGAAACGCCTGCGTCGCGCCAACTTCATCGTTAGCGAACGTCAGCGGGAACAACAAGGAAACATCCGTGAGCGTCGCGCCAGTCTTGGCGGTAACACCAGCAGGCAAGGCAGGGTTCGTGCTGTCGCATGGTGTCGGCGTGATCGCCGTACCGCCTGTGTGCACAGCGCTAAACCGCTTGAAGTCCTGGCGCACCGCAACGCCTGTAACCGCTGACAGTTGCAGGTTGATAAGGTACAGCTTCTTGATGACCACCATCACGCCAGAGCCAGCCGCGTTGTACAGTGAAATCATCTGCTTGTTTGCAGCGAATGCCACCGCGTCGGCCAGCGCGTAATACGTGGGCAACGCGCCTTGGAACACCCCTTGCTCATGCACCGTATTTGCGCCAATAACCCGCGTGCGGGTGCGCATCTTGTTGCCACTAGAGTTCGGCGGTACTTGGGTAAATGATTCAGGCATGGATCAATCCTCTGCCATAATCAGGGTTCCAGCCGGGAAGCGCGGAGTAATCAGGTTTGATACCGCAACTGACGCAGTGAGTGCGCCCGAATAAAGTATTTGGTCGGTCGCCACAACGCTAATTGACGCGTGGGTGATGGTGTCGCTTCCACCCGTGCATTCAGGGAACGTAATCTCTGCGGCATTCTTGAATGCGTTGCCAGAGGCATTTGGCGCGAATGGGTCGATTCCATCGCAAATCGTCCAGCCCGTATTGTCTCGGGCTACAGCCACCGCCACATAACCTGTGTACGTTGGCGAGTTAGATGTGGAGGTTCCCGCCTCGCCCGGATCAGACGTGTGCAGGTTCACCTGTAGGTTTGACCCATATGACGGCATGGCCGTGGCTTGCGCGAGGAACTTAACAAAATCATTTTCCGTGGCGTTGCTCTTGCTCATATCATTCCTCTTGCGCGATCAGGTCGCCGTTCGCATCACGCTTGATGCGGGTAGTTTTCTTGGTTGCTGCTGACTCGTTGGGGGGCAGCGTATCTAACGCTAATGCCGGGGCCTGCGCCTCGACCTCGCCACGAATGTCCTCGTCCGTCTTGTCAGCAGCGATCAAGCCAATGCTGCGGCAGTACGTCCAGAAGTCCGCCTCGGGCAGCTTGCCGGCCTGCACCGCTGCCAGCGCCTGCGCCATCTGCTGCGCGTCGAACTGGATGCCGGCGAACTCCGTGCCGATGCTGAAATCGACCTCGCCCGCAACCGCCATGAACTCGGCCACCCATGCCAGCGCCTTGCGGTAGGCATCCGATACGTTGTCGCAGACCAGCGACAACACCGAATGACTCGTGCGTTCCTCGCCGCCAGCCTGCGTCGCGGTTTTCGATGCCTCGCCCTGCGTCACAAGGCGCGCACCCAGCGCGGCCATCGTGTCCAGCTTGGCCTTCATTTCCTCGGACAGCGCGGATACCGGCTCAGATTGCAGGATCTTCACGTCGCCGCCTTGCGGGGCGCAGCCGATGGCACGCGATCCGACGTAGATGCCGGCCTTTTGCATCGCCGCCAGCCACTGCTCATCCGCGCCGGTAATCCATACCTGCGGTTGCGCGGCGAAATGCAACGCTTCCTCGTGGTCTGCGCTATTGCGGAAATGCGCGATGTTCAGGTCGGCCAGGTCATACAGCGGCGCTTGGTCTGGCGTGCTGTCGTTGTTCGTGGCACCGATGAAGGTAAATGGAATCACCTTCCACGGCTGGCCCGCGCCATTAAGGGGCGCGTATTCCTCCACAATCGACCACGAACCGCCGCTATCCGCCTCGTAAATCTGGACGACGTACCGCTCGGCTGCCGTTTCGTCCTCCGTGGACAGGCGGCCAAGCGACAACACGCGGTAACGATTGACTTCAATGCGCTCGAACCCGTCCCAATCCTCGCGGACTTCCTTCAGCTTCACCATGCCGATCAGGTTCAGCGCGCCGCGCTTCACCATGCGCCAGCTATCAATCGCCTCGGCCGCGTAGAACGCCACCGTGGCACGAAGCTCGCCGGCTTCCTGCTGTGCGCGGGACGCAGGCTTGGTGGCCTTGGGGTAATCGACCAGCAGCCCTGCGCGCCCCGTCTGCATCAGGTCATTGACGGTGAACTGCGCTTGGTTCACCAGCCCGACGCCGGAACCGTCCGCGTCCCCCTCCAGGTATTCCAGCCCGACCGGCAGCGTGATTTCCGGCCACTTGGCGAAGGCGATGCCCGACAAGGCGGCAAGGGTGCGGCCGGTCGCGTTCACATACACCGCGCCGTTCAGCCGATCCTTGTTGCGTTGCCTGTTTTCATCCGATGTATCGTGGCAGTTGACTTCCGGCAGGTAGCCGCCGCACTTCACCGCCTCGCTGCCCTTCACGGCATCGCGCACCAGCTTCCACGAAACGAGCTTCGCGTCGTATTCCGGACGGGTCGCGGTTACGTCTGCCATTAGCCTGCAAACCTCATGTTGAGAGAGGCCACCGGCCTAATGACGGGGAAGTCGCGGTGAATGAAGTAGCCGCCCGCATCCGGGTGGTGGTCATTCCCGCTCGATTTGTCAGGCTCGCCGTTGTCCGCCCATACCTGCTGTTCGAGACAGTCGGCATAGGTCGGGCAGGTATCGGCATTCACCCTGTAGCGGCGCTCGCCCTTCGCGTTGCAGAACATCGCGTTCATGGCGTTGATTCGGTCTTTCACCGGCGGATTCGCCTCCGGTGCTGAAACGATGAACTGTGCCGCCTTCAATAGCTGGATATCGGTCGTGGACGCATTGACCGACTTCCGGTTTGCGCCAGAGGCGTCGGGATAGACCCGAATCTGTCGATCCCCAAGCCGTTCCTTGAGAATCCGAATCATGTCCGGCGTGTCGTAAGCGTTCACCACTTCGGCCACCGCACGCGGCAGGCCATCGCGCTTCACATGGATCACCGCCGCCATCTTGCCGACGTTGAAATCCATCCCCACGAACACCGGCTCGCCTTCGCGCATCACGTCGTCGCAGGCGTTCGCCGTGCGGTCATAGGCGTGATAGACCGTGCCGCTCGTAAGGTTCACGAACTGCCCGTTCAGGTACGCGCTAATCAGTTGCGGCGGATAGCTGGCCCGTAGGTTGTCGATATAGTCATCCGGCAGGTTCGCTTCATTGTCGAACGTGCTGGCCTGCACCATGCCGTACAGCTTGGACAGTTCGGGCTTGTCCCGAAGCGCCTTGACGAACGTGCGCCAAGTGAATCGGAAGCCTTCCGGCGTCGTCGCAATGTCCGCGCCGTTCTGCCCGTCGAACTTCAGGCGGTTGCGGGCGATGATCTTGCGCCATGCCTGCTCGGCCTTCCGCTCGGGCATCGTGTCGATCTCGTCAACCGACGCCCGCGCAATCTTGAACCCGACGATGGACGCCGGCTTTTCCATGCTGCGGCAAATCGTCGTGCCGCGATATTGCCGGCCCGAGTAGAACGAAACCTCCTTGTTAACCTCGGCGATCTTGACCCGCAGCCCCCAATCGAACGCGACTTCCTCAATCGTCGGAAAGTAGATATCCCGAATCTGTGAATAGGTCGGCGCGAAGTAACCGCGATTAGCCCTCGGGTGCTGCCAGTAATGCGCACAGTCCGCCGCGCAAATCGCCCAGGTCTTGCCCGTGCCGAACCCTGCGACTAGCGCACGGTAGGCATGGGGCAATGCGAGGAAATCGGCCTGCGGATCATTCAGCGTCGGCACGCTTGCGCCCGCTCTTGATCTCGACCGTCACTGCAATAGGCGTGGCATCGTCTGCATCATCGACACCGGACTCCAGCCCCGCCAGTTTCGCCTTCCCCATCGTGGCCGCTGCCATTGCCGAAGCCTGGCCGCGTTCCTTGCCGACTTGACGGGCCTCCTCAAGCTCGGAAATCAGGCTGGCGACCGTGACGCCGTGAACCCGGTTGATCGTGGCTTCCCGCAGCGCGGCGATTCTTGCGGAGACCTTGGGGTTAACGATCAGCTCATGCGCCGACCGCGCCACGGTCTCCGGTTTGCCCTTCGATCCGTAGGCCTGCCGATATGCCTCGCTCGCGTTCCCCGTCTCGACGTACTTCTGGCAAAACGTTTCTTGTTTGATTGTCAGGGCGGCCACCAGCCACCTCCTCAGCGGCCTCTGGCCTGAATATCCGGTCGTATCCGTTCGCGTAAGCGCCTGTCTCGGCCTCGGGCCTGCGCCCGGAACCCTTGCCGCTCATCGCAACCTCATCCCATACAGCGCGAGCACGATGCCGGCGGTCAGGCGGTTGAATGGCGGGTGCTTGCCGTTCCAGTGGCGCGTCACTTGATCACTCCCTCGTTGCGGAGCTTGTTCATGCATTGCGCCGTGGCAACCCGCTGCCCGAGCACGTGCTCGGCGTAGGCCTGCCATCCGTAGGCGAACACCTGCCACACGGCGACGTCGCGCGATTGCGGGTCAGGGTCGAGCGGCGGGCGCACCTGCGGCGGGTCGTAGGCCGCGCAGTCGATCCTCGGCGGCACGTACACGACCGCTTGCGGCTTGAGACTCGCGCACGATGTCAGGATCAGGGCCAGGGCACACGGCAGGAACAGGCGGACGGTCATGGGCTTTTCGCTCGACGGCGGCGAGGCGTTCGTTCGTGTCCGCGGCGCTCGCCTCGTTCGCGGCCCGCGCTTGGTTGGTGGCGGTTGCGCTGGTGTCCTCTCGCGCGGCGGCTTGCCTCAGCGCACGCACGCTTTCCTCTGCGCGCTGCGCTCGCGCGACGGCGGCATCGGCACGTGCGGCACTATCAGCGGCGCTAGCCCGAAAGTAGAAGATCGCCACGAGTGCCGCGACCGCCAGCACGGCGCACGCGATGCAGGCGTACTTCCACGCGGAAGCGCGCAGGGCGGAGAGGCCGATCATGCCGGCTCAACCGGCGGATCGGGATCGTCCGGCTTCACGAACGAATCGGGCATGTCGATGTTGTGCGCCTTGAGCACGGCGCGCAGCTGCAGGTTGTCCAGCTCCAGCGCGTGCACCTTGTCCTCGGCCTTGCGGCGCAGGCGGCGTTCCTCGTCGAGGTCGGATTCGAGCTTGGTCTGGCGCGTTTCCATCGCGGTGAGGCGCTCGGACAGCTGCGACACCAGCGCATCGTTCGCGCGGCCCTCGCTGCTGAAAAAGCGTTGCCACGCCATCTGTGCGAGCGCTGCGAGCAGGCCGGCCGCGCCGACGCCATAGCCAATCCAGCTGCCCGTTTCGCCGCTATCGATGTCCATCAATTCCCCCTGAGGTAGAGCGTGCGTTCGACGTTACGGCGGCGGACGAGGCCCGCGAGCACGCGGCCCTGCGCGCGCGTCCACGCGAGGAAGGCGTTCGCGGCGAGGTCGTCCTTACCCGCGCAGACCAGCGACCACAGCGTCGACGGCCGACCGCTGCGCAGCTGGAACAGGCCGTCCTTGCGCGCGCCGCCCGGCCCCACGTTGTCGAGGAACAGCGCGAGCGCGGCGAGCTGGTTGCTCGACAGCCGGCGCGGGCACCTGCGCTGCAGCTCGTCGGCGTGCGCCTCGAACCGCGCCTCCAGGTTCGCCATTGCCACGCCGCGCGACCACTGCGGGCTGTTCGGCCCGATCGTCGGCCCGGTCGAGCCATAGCCCACCGTCCACGGCGCACCGCTGAGCGTGCGCACGTTCGCGGGCAGTCGCGCGAGGATGACCGCGGCCGGCTCGAACCCCCACCGCTCGCGCGGCGCGGCGCGGTAGAGCGCGCTGCCGGTGTCGGGATACGGGAACGCGCGAAAGTCCTCGAACTCCGCCGCGAGCTTCGTGGCAGTTTCGGCGGCGGGGTTGAGCATGGGTTAGATACAGGTGAGCAGCGCTGCGCGAAGTGCGCTCGGCGTGCGGGTGAAGTCGTCGTCGATGGTCGGATTGCAGAGCGCGAGCACTTCGGGCACTTGGTACGGCCTGCGGTCGGGCCGGTACCATTTCCGAACATCCGCGATCACGTTGTAGAAATGGATATAGCCATTCGCTCCGCGAGCGTAATCAGCGAGATCCAACGGCGCCTCCAGCTCCCGCGCCAGTCGAATCGTGCGCCGCTCGCAATCGGCCTCCAGCTCGCGTGTCGCAGCGAGCTTCTTCCGGATATTGCGTACCGGCTTGCCGGACAGCCATGTGTCGAGGTCGGCGTCCTTGTCATCGCGCCAGACGGTTGCGTTTTCGATCCACTGCGTGAGGTGGCAATACTCGTGCAGGAGGGTGCCGAGATGGCGTTCGTGCTTCCATGCGACAGCGAGCGTCGGCTGTCCGTGGTCGCTGAAATAGCCCGACGACTGCAACCCATCGCCATAGTCCACGAGATCGCTCGGCGCAAGGATCACGGCCACGCCGAAGCGCCAAGCGCGCGCAACGATTTCGCGCACCACCTCGTCCTCGGTCACGCCGCCTCCAGCATCTTGTGCGACACGCGTACCCGGCCAACCTCGCCGAAGCGCCGCGAGTAGGTGATCACCTGCGCATCGCGTCCGCTCATCCAGCCACCGCGCGAGGCGTAGGCGTCCGGCGCAGCGAGCGTGCGGTGCTGCTCGACGATCATCAGGTTCGTTTCCTTCACGTCGATATGGTGCAAATGGCCCATGTGCGCATAGGCGTGTTTCGTGCGCCCGAACACGTCGCGGAACTTGGCCGCGAACACCGTGTCCACGTTGGCCGGCTTGCGCTTGTGGCCGTGGTGGAAGAACAGCGCGGTCTCACCGTGCTCGACGCAGTAGTACGGATCGGGGCTGGTGTCGACCGAGATCCGCGGCTCATTCTCGTACACCGCCGCCAGCCATTCGCGCAACCAGATCGACGACGCCGGATCGTGGTTGCCCTCGGCCATCAGCACGTGAACGTGCGCATGACGTTCGAGCAGCAGCCCGATCACGCGACGGATCGCGCGGATGGCAACGCGCACCAGGCGCTGGAACCGCGTGTCCGCGTCGAGCAGGTGCTTCGATGCCGGCGTCACCGCATCCATCCCATCCCAATGAAGGAAATCGCCCAGCTGCGCGAACACCGCGCGTTCTGCGCGAGGCGCCTGCGCAATGGCCGCGGCGAACCAGTCGACGAGCATCTGCTCGGCGATGGCCGTGTCCCAGTCCGCGCCCGTTTCCTCGCCCCACGCCAGCATGCCGAGATGGAAGTCGGTCAGGACGTAGCAGTTCAGCAGATCCGGCAACGTAGCGACCGGCCCCTTGCGCGGTTTCTCGCGTGGCAACTTCTCCGCGAAGGCGGAGACCGCCGCGCGCATGATTGCCTCGCGCGCCTTCGCGTCCTCGTCGGCCTTCACCCATTGCAGCACCGTGTCGCCGGTGCGAAGATCGGTGAGCGTCGTCGTGCCGCGCACGCGGAAGCCTGCCGGCTGCGGCGCGTTCAGCCCATACTCGGGCGCAATGCCAATGCGCGCGTCTGCGGCCTCGGCCGCCTCAAGCTCGGGCGTGATTGGGAACGTATGCGGCTTCGGCCCCGCAGTGCAGCGACCCCGGCTACTGCCGTTGCGTATTGCCCCTTCTGCGCCGCACTTGGGGCAGCGCATGTCAGTCGCCGGTGTTCGTGGCGGGGGCGCAGAGCGGGTGCGCGTCGTAGGGCGCTGGCCCGCCGTGGTAGAAACCAATGACCCCGCCGTAGATTGTCGATCCGAACGACGAAACCCTCGCGCCCGGCGCCATCGGCGCGCCCTCGGCCTCGCATTGCAGTTGCAGCGCCGCGAGGATTCGCCACGCAGCGCCCGCGAGGTCGCCCTCGATCAAGTGCCTGCCGGCAGCGTCGAGATGATCGTCCGACTTGCCGCGCGCATGGTGCAGCGGTTGGCCGGGGTTGTGCTTCTCGTTGCCGAGGTAACTGTGATGCGCCACCTTCGCCAGCGCGGCTGGGAAATACTGGAAGCAGCCCGAATAAATCGGGTAGGTCTTTCGCTCGGCGCTGTCCTCGGGGAACGGGCCGTTCACAGGAGGCCACCCGATTTACCACGCGGATTGCGCGGGTAGCCGGTGCCGGGACATGGCCCGTCGATGCGCGCTTCATTCCCAAACCTCAGCCCATTGAACCAGCGGCGCAGGACGTATTGCCGCGCGAGGCTAATCCCGGTGAAGATGATGCCGATGCCGAACGCCTGTCCGCCGGTGACGTGAAACCCGAACAGCGGCAGGATCGCCATGTTCGCGCACCAGTTGATCGAAAAGCCCACGGCGATGTTTGCGGACGCCTCCGCGAGGCTTCCGGTTCGAGTCTGCATGACGCCCCTCGGGCAATGTCGCGGCCTCGCCGCGGAATAGGTGCCGGCGTGCCCTGTCGGGCAGCGTTGCGCGGGGTCGAGGCCGCGAGCCGGCGTAGAAACGAAAACGCCCCGGCCGCAGGGCCGAGGCGCAACATTCGCACGATGACATTCTGCGGCAAGGTGCGCGGGCGCTGTCAAGGGTGATTCCGAGGCGTGATGGCGTGGAGCGTTCCGCCAGCGAAGCGCAGAGCGCGCCCTTCGTAGAAACTGACCACCTCGCCAACGATACGGCCCCACGTCACGATCCGCGCATAGCTGAACCGCTTGCCGCGCCAGCGCACACGATGCTGCGTCCTCACCTCCGCCTCCGCCGCGCCGCCAACGCCAGCGCATCCTCGGCCGACTGTTCGAGCAACAGGCACGCGAACAGCAGCAGCTCCTGCCAGTCGCGCGGGCGGATGCCGTCCGGCTCGGGCGGGCAGCGCCACCCCTGCACGATGGCGTTGTACGCGTGCTCGGCCGCCGGCGCGAGATGACCGCGGCAGCGCCGCGCAGGCCCATAGCCGTCCGCGCCGTGCGTCGCCACGCTGCCAAGCTGCGCGCCCAGCCACACGATGCACCGCCGCGCGTGCGCCGGATGCCCGGTCGCCATGTCGAACGCGATGTCCGGGCCGATGTCGCCCGGGCCTGAGCGTCCAAAGCTGAGCGCGCCCGCGATCTCGACGTCGCGCGGCCCCAGTTCGCCGTCCGGCTCGCGCCAGGTCGTGTGCCCTGCCAGCGCGGCGACGCGCTCGCGGAAGGGGACGGGCGAGCGGGGCTCGTGCGTGGGCTTGAGCGCAGCGTTCGCTGTGGCCTGTCGTCGTGTGGTCATGGGCGGCTCCCGAAGTAGTAGCCGATAGCGAAACCGACGAGCGCATTGCGGCAATCGCGTTCGCTGCCCTTCGTGCAGGCGAGGCCGATGCTGAACACGCAAAAGGCCAGCAATCCTACGCACGCCAGTCCTAGCGCCAACGCTGTCCGCTTACTCACGCTGCTTTCCTCCTCTCGCAGTTGCGCGCCTCGACCTCGGCGCGGATGTTGTCGGCCAGCTCGTCCGGATCCGACTTCCAGTTGCAGACCATCAGCAACTCGGCCGGCGGCGTGCTGTCCATGCGGTCGACGACGATGCGGCCCGACAGATCCATGCCGACCTCGTAAAACTTCGGCCGTCCCTGCCGCGAACGCTTGCCCAGCCCGGCGATCGCTTCCAGCGCCGCCTCGGCCAGTTGCGTGGCCGTGCGCCGCTGCACCGAGCCGACGAAGATCGGAACGGTCGGTGTCACTGCGGGCGCTCCCATCGCCGGCGCGCCGCGGCAAGTTCGGTGATCGCGCTCGACTGGCCAAGCACGAAGCCCTGCAGCCCGCCCCGGCGCACGCCGATGCGGTAGCCGAGCCAGAGGGCGAGCGCGGCGCACAGCACGGCGAGCGCAGCAATCAGCATGGCGGTTCCTCCAGGTAATCGCGGATGACGTCGAACGCCTCCTCCCAGCCGCGGCAGACCTCGACGCGATGGCCTTGCGCTCGGAGCGACGAGTGCCACGCCCGCTGCTCGGCGCTGAGCTGGCCGCCCTTCGTGCGCTTGAGTTCGACGAACAGGCCATGCCAGCCGCCGCGGGCGACGGGCAGGTGGTAGTCGGGGACGCCGGCCTTCACGCCCTCGGCCTTGAGCTTGGCGGCGACGACGCGATGGC